ATCATCCAGTCGTGGGATACGGCGTTTGAAACCAAGAACAACTCCGACTACTCCGCGTGTACAACGTGGGGCATCTTCTACAACGAGGAAGAAAATGACTCGCCTCAACTTATCCTTTTGGATGCGTTTAAAGATCGCATGGCTTTCCCTGAGCTTAAGGTGGTGGCGCTTAAGCACTACAAGGAGTGGGAGCCAGATGCTTTCATTGTTGAGAAAAAGGCCGCCGGAGCACCACTGATCCAAGAACTTCGGGCGATGGGAATCCCAGTCCAAGAGTTCTCCCCATCGAGGGGAAATGACAAGACAGTGCGCGTCAACGCAGTTGCAGATTTATTTAGCAGTGGTAAAGTCTGGGCACCCGACACTCGCTGGGCGCGAGAGGTAATTGAAGAGATGGCGGCGTTCCCAGTTGGGGAGCACGACGACTTCGTGGATACGACAACACAGGCGCTGCTACGCTTTAGGCAAGGCGGCTTTATTTCTTTGGACACGGACGAGAGAGATGATCCTGAAATCTTCCGCCGTAAGTCACACGCATACTACTAGGACTAAACATGGCAACGAACATCGACAAAGCGCTGTACCAACAACCAATGGGCATCGACGCGCTGGGCGAACAAGAATCCCCCTTGGAGATCGAGATCGTTGATCCCGAAGAAGTCACCATTGGCATGGACGGGATGGAGATCACCATTGGCAAAGGTGAGCCAGAAGAGGAAGGCTTTGACGACAACTTGGCCGAGTACATAGACGATGGTGCCTTGCAGTCGCTGGCTGGGGACTTGTCCTCGGACATTGACCAAGACAAGCAGTCACGCAAAGAGTGGGAGAAGACCTACGTTGATGGACTCAAACTCTTGGGTCTGCAGATCGAGGAGCGCACTGAGCCATGGCAGGGTGCTTGCGGTGTGTTCCACCCGATGATTACAGAAGCGGTTGTGCGCTTCCAGTCAGAGACAATCACCGAGACGTTCCCCGCCCAAGGGCCTGTGCGATCCAAAATCATTGGCAAAGACACGCCTGAGATGAAAGAGATCGCGGCCAACGTTCAGGACGACATGAACAACGAGTTGACCGAGGTCATGACAGAGTACCGCTCTGAGCATGAGCGCATGCTGTGGTCACTGCCAGCCACAGGTTCAGCGTTCAAGAAGGTCTACTATGATCCCAGTTTGGGACGTCAGGTGTCGATGTTTGTACCAGCGGAAGACATGCTCTTGCCCTACGGCGCGACCGATTTGGATACGTGCCACCGCGTCACGCACGTCATGCGCAAGACCAAGAACGAGATCATCAAGCTCCAGCAAGCCGGGTTCTATCTGGACATTGACCTGCCTGATGCGCCCAAAGACCGCACAGACATACAGAAAGCCAAGGACAAAGAGACCGGCTTTAACGACCTGAACGACGACCGCTACACCATCTATGAGTGCCACGTTGACTTGAACCTTGACGGGTACGAGGACATGACTGAGGACGATGATGGCGAGGAAGAAGAGACTGGCATCATGTTGCCGTACGTGGTCACCATCCTCAAAGGATCCAACGACATCCTGTCCATCAGAAGAAACTGGAACGAAGACGATGACCTCAGACTCAAGCGCCAGCATTTTGTACACTACCAATACATCCCCGGCTTTGGTGCGTATGGTTTTGGACTCTTCCACCTTATCGGTGGTTTTGCCAAGTCAGCCACTAGCCTTATGCGTCAACTGGTCGACGCAGGAACGTTATCTAACCTTCCCGGCGGACTTAAGTCCCGAGGTCTGCGTATCAAGGGAGACGACACCCCCATCGCCCCCGGTGAGTGGAGAGACGTTGACGTAGCCTCTGGCAACATCCGTGACAGCATCCTGCCGCTCCCGTACAAGGAGCCAAGCGCGACGTTGTTTAACTTGATGCAGACCATCGTGGATGAAGGCCGCCGGTTTGCGGCAACAGCCGACATGAAAGTGTCTGACATGAGCGCGAATGCGCCTGTCGGTACAACGCTGGCTTTGCTGGAGAGACAACTCAAGGTGATGACTGCGGTGCAGGCTCGTGTGCACTTTGCCTTGAAGCAAGAGTTCAAACTCTTGAAGAACATCATCCGCGACTACACCGACCCAGATTACACATACGATCCTGAGTACGGCACACGTAAAGCAAAGAAGGCTGACTACGACAAGGTAGACATCATTCCTGTGTCAGACCCCAATGCGGCCACCATGAGCCAGCGTGTGATTCAGTATCAGGCTGTGATCCAGATGGCGCAGATGGCTCCAGACATTTACAACTTGCCAGAGTTGCACCGCGGCATGCTCTCCGTCTTGGGTATCAAAAACGCTGAGAAGCTTGTGCCAATCGAAGATGACATGAGGCCGATCGACCCCGTGCAAGAGAACCAGAATGCACTCAAAGGCACGCCTCTCAAGGCGTTCTTGCACCAAGACCATCAGTCACATATCCAAGTACACATGATGCTGTTGCAAGACCCAATGATTCAGCAGTTCATTGGCCAAAACCCACAGGCTCCCAAGATCATGGGTGCGATCACTGCGCACATTGCAGAGCACGTTGGTTACCAGATGCGCCAAAAGATCGAGCAGCAGTTGGGTATGCCCCTGCCTCCCGAAGACGAGAAGTTGCCACCGCAGATTGAGATTGCCTTGTCGGGCATGATGGCTCAAGCGGCTCAACAAGTCATGATGCAGAACCAAGCGCAAGCAGCGCAGATGCAAGCACAACAGCAGATGCAAGACCCCGTGGTTCAGATGCAGATGCAGGAACTCCAACTCAAAGGTCAGGAACTGGAGTTGAAGAAACAAAAGATCATGATGGACGCTGCTGCCAAGGCCGATGCACAGGCTTTGAAAGAGCAAGAAGTCAGCGGCAAACTGGAGTTGGAAGCTCTTCGCACAGGTGCGCAAATCAAAGAGAGCGAATTCAAGCAACAGTTTGAACAAGAACGTGCCGGCCTCCAGATGGGCGCCGACATCGCAAAGAGTAAGGCTGAGATGGCTCTACAAGCGCGAACTGCTGCGCTTCAAAGCAGGAACCAAGGTTCTAGAAAATGATCCAAGACTTCGCACACGTATTGCGCAACCAAATACGTACCGACATGAACAATTACGCCGACGACATTGCGGGAGGTTCGTGTCGTACTTTTGAAGAATACCAAAAACTCTGCGGGATTATTTCAGGTCTAGCTCTCGCAGAGCGTTATGTTCTTGACCTGCTGAAGAAAGTTGAAGAATCCCATGAGTGATGTAGGATTGATCTTACCCCCCGGTATTTCGTTGCCGCCACACATCCAGCCAGTCGAACAGCCTGACGAAGATGATGATAACGATACAAAAGCAGGTGCATTGCCCGTCCCCACAGGCTGGAAATTGCTCTGCGTAGTACCTGAAGTCGAACAAAAGATTGCAGGAACATCACTGGATCTCGTGAGAGATACAGCCACTATGCGCCAAGAAGAACACGCCACCACGGTGCTGTTTGTATTGCGTGTAGGCCCCGATGCGTACAAAGACACCGCCAAGTTTCCTAACGGAGCATGGTGTAAAGAGGGCGACTTCGTGTTAGTACGTACTTACTCCGGCACAAGATTTAAGATCTTTGGCAAGGAGTTCCGTCTCATCAACGATGACCAAGTTGATGCTGTTGTGCTAGACCCTCGCGGCCTGACCCGCGCTTGAAAGGAAGAATATGGTTATAAAAGACGAGTTTAAGTTCCCTGACGAAATCGAAGACAAAAAGACCAATGAGGTCGAGTTTGAAATCGAAGGCGAAGGTGAAGTAGACATCGAAATCGAAGACGACACGCCTGTCCAAGACAGAGGCCGCAAGCCTTTGGAGAAGGAAGTTGCTGATCCAACCGATGACGAAATTGAGTCCTACTCTGACAAAGTCAAGACACGTATCAAAGAGTTGACCCACGCCCGTCACGACGAGCGCCGCGTCAAGGAAGCCACAATGCGTGAGAAGCAAGAGCTCGAGCGCCTAGCACAGCAGTTGATTGAGGAAAACAAACGCCTCAAGCAAAACGTTTACACAGGCCAAGAAGCCATCATTGAAGGCGCGAAGTCTAAAGCTGAGGCAGAACTTGCCATGGCGCGTCGCAAACTCAAGGAAGCGCAAGAAGTTCTGTCTAACCTAAAAAAGAACTTAGAGACTAAAGGAGTAACAGCCGTGGCTGGGCGGACACCTACTTGTGAAGTCTGTATCCATATGAATAACTACGGAAAATGCACGATGGACTTTCCTTAGGAACGAACCTGATCGCTGATACGTTGATCTCGGAAGCAGCCAATGCTCTACTCCCCAAAAAGCAAGCCGCTGAAGTAATAGACTTCACTACATTTACATCATCACCTTTCGGCGGACCTGCAGCACGATTGGCAGCATACGCTGTACTTAGACCAACACCAGTAGGCGCAGGAGAAGATGAAAAAATGGCCCAGATCCGTAGAGAGTTTGAAGAAAGCAAACTACGTGCAAGGGAGCCGAGACAGGATCTACAACTAGCTGCACCAGCACAGCCCGCATTCAGGGCACCTGGGGTACAGACAAGAAGCGTAACTCCCGTAATCAGTTCTTCACCCAGACAAGCTTCGGCTACACCGTCAGCTCCTAGCGTACTGTCGGCTGCTCCCCGTATAGTCTCGTCAGCAGTAGCTCCCGCAGCACCGGAAGTAGGCGGTAGCCAAGTGCAAGCAGCATCCCCGCTGGCTGAACAGTATGCGCGTGAAAAACGATTAGGAGAGCTGCTAGGCGCTCAGGAAATGATTCGTCGATTAAACCAAGGAACGCAACAAGCCACGGAAGTAGAAAGAAACTTGCAAACGTGGGCTGAAGCGAATCCCGCACTCGCGTACAGAGAGATGCTAAGACGAGAGCAAGTGGCTCTCTAAATAAGCTCGGTGTATAACGAGCACTCAGCAGCAAACTGGCCGCCGGCTTCAGGAAAGTCCATCGTGCATTTTCCGTAGTTATTCATATGGATACAGACTTCACAAGTAGGTGTCCGCCCAGCCACGGCTGTTACTCCTTTAGTCTCTAAGATCTTTTTTAGGTTAGACAGAACTTCTTGCGCTTCTTTGAGTTGATCAAAGTGCTCTGACGGTATTTCGTATGTGGACATACGTTTGCCGCATGTGTTGCATTTCTTCCGTCGCCTGATGTAGAAGTCAAGTTTGCGACTTTCAATAACATAAAAAGTTGGATCAGTGTTACAACCTGGGCAGCGAAAAGTAGCCTGTGTCATTAACGAATGAAAAGTGCGATAGCCGAAGTGGGATTTGAACCCACA